TTGTATTATAATAAAGTGATTGATAACCTATTGCTGTATTAAGAGCTCCTGTTGTATTAAAATAAAGTGATGTATAACCGTTTGCTGTATTATTATTTCCTGTCGTATTTGATCTAAGTGATTGGTAACCTATTCCTACATTATTGTTAGCACTTGCATCATCATTTAAACCTGCTCCTTCACCTACAAATACAGAATTTCCACCGTCATTTAATGATATTTTACCTACAACTGATAATTTGTATGATGGGGTTGTTGTTCCTATACCTACATTACCTGCATTTGTATGTATTGTATCTGTATCCACTGTTAAATCCCCTGTGATAACTCTATTTGTTGTAATATTACCTGTATCAGTAATATCCTGTAGAGTATGGGAGTGGTCGTCAAGTGTCTCTAAGGCAGCTTGTACGTTACTGTCATTCCCGTCAAGTATGTTGTTGAACGTTGATGTATCTACTAATGTATCACTAGCGTCATCTGAAGGTATTACGGAGATAGGTACAGGGAGGAGTGTTCTAACAGGGGAATCTCCTCCAAATTGTAATTCATAGGTTGGGTTAGATGCTCCCGGTATCCTAGTAGCGTAATATTTTATAACTATTCTATCTGTATCTAACCATGTTCCATTATCTAGTAGAGCGGAAGCATCGAATTGTGTATACAATGTGGGGGTTACCTCTAGAGTATTGTTACTTGTGGAGATTAGTACTTCCGTCCCATTACTGAGTCTTTGGTATAATTCAAAATAAAATGAGGCTGTACCTGATCCTAATGTTTTTCGGACATTACCTACTGTTGTTAGGTTAATAGTTCCTGGATTACCTACAAATATGTTAGGGTCTGTGGTTAATTCTGCAATTAGTTGATTAGATCCTGATATTACCCCGGTACTTACATCTTGAGGTGTTGTGTTGTACCTTATGTCATCTTTACTGGTTACCATTTGTAGGTACCCTGCTATTGCTGAAGAGCCTGTGGTTGGGTACAGTACTATATTTGATGATAGATCACTGATGTTAGCTTTAACTGCATCTAATTCAAGTAAGGCGGCCTGTACGTTTGTTGATATGAGGTTAGATCCTGATAAATTAGTTTGTATTTCGCTTGCATCATTTACATGATTTATATTCATCAAAATACTACCTTCGGTTGCTGATTGTGCTGTTACAAACCCTAAGAATATGTCATGGTCTGGTGGGAGGGGTGGTATGTCGGTATATCCTGAGGATCCAGTACTAGCGTAAAGTACAGTACCTACAGTAAAGGCTGAAGTGTCTATGTCTCGTACAGTTCCATATTTGGTTACGAATCCTTTCTCGGTATCTAGTATGGTTTCTGTAGCTACACCTAACACCAATTCAGGGGATACTCCTAAAGAGGCGTTATAAGGAGCTATTGATAGTTTATCTGAGGATACTCCTGATACATATACTACCTCACCATTATTAATGGTTGTTCCTGTTTGGTTTATAACATGGTAGTGGAGTTCTTGCCCTAATTGTAGGGTAGTATCGTTTAATCTTAAATCTACGGTATTATCTTGGGAATTCCAAGCAAAAGTCCCTTCATCTCCTACTCCTCCTGTTAATTTTAACAATGAAGCAGTAACAGCACTTGTTACTTCCAGAGAGTTTAGTACAGCGTCCGATCCGCTGGTAATTACTTTTTTCCAGTTTGGCATATTTATTTTATTAGGTTGGTTACTAGATGATGTCTAGCCCACTTCCCTTTCGGGCCTATAATATAATTATAAATATGAACAAGGCTATTTTGATTTAGAAGATTTTGTAGATTCTTCTAAAAGTATAGCCTCAATTTGTTGAATTTCATGTTCAAGTTTATTTTGTAGACTAGCTACAAACTGAGCAGATGCTCCTGTAATTTGAATTACATTTAAAGATTGACGTAATAGTTGGATTTCTTCTATTTGAAGATTTTCGATTGAGAATACATTCATGTTTTAAAACTTTTATTTGTTAGTATTATGAAACATATATAATTTTTGTATTTTTAATACTAAATTATATAATACTTCTATATCCTCACCTTTGAATTGAGAATTTTTAATTGTCTGTAAAAGGAATTCTGTTTCCCTTTTATTTAATTCAACTAAATTAGAAGAATCAGCCATAATTGACTGATTCTCCTTATCTAAAATTTTTTCTATTAACCCCATTATAACTTTTTTAATTAATTTGATTATGCGTAGATAAAGATATCTCCTGAATCAATTTTAATGTTACCATTTTTCTGGTAAGCTGCTATATCTGTACTTCCATTAGCTAAATCTAATACCATAGCTGCAAAAGCATCTGGTACAGCTGATGTAGCTGTTCCTGCTAATGAACCTGTGTAACCCCATCTAGCTTGAGCTGAGTCATATAAGAAAGCAAATCCTGTTCCAGTAGTAGAACTTTGAATAATGATACCACCATCATTAGCTGAAGTTGAACCAGAAGATAATAAGATAAATTTATCAGCTATATTTAAGTTTGTAGTGTTAATTGTAGTTGTAGTACCATTAACTGTTAAATCTCCTGATATAGTTTGATTACCATTTAATACTAAAGTTGTACCATTAAATGTTAAATTAGCTTCTCCTGTAAGAGTTCCATCACCATCTGCAGTTAATACTCTATCAGCTGTATTACCATTTATTGCTGGTGTAATATTAGATGCTGTTGCAGCATTTGTTGCATTATTAGCATAAGATGCTGTTAACACAGACATTGAAGATGTTTGAGAATTTAATACAAATGCTGTAGCATGTAATCCATCTAATTGATCAGCATTAGTAGCAAATGAAGCTGTACCTGTAAAATTTGTAGCAGTAACAGATGTAAGACCGGCTAAAGTAGTAGCTGTAGCTCCTAATGCAATATTAGTTGAACCTACTGTTACTGAACTATTAGCTAAGCTAGTATTTGGTATAGCTGATAAACCTACAGTTATTGTATTTATACCCCCTGGGGAAGATCCAGCTAATGTTACTCCTTGCCCTGATGAAGAAGCAAAAGCTAAACTAGAGGAAATTGAAGTTGCTATTAATTGAGTTCCCCCAACAGATGCAGTTGCATATCCATTTGCTTGAGTACCAGCTACTAAATAATTAGAGTCATTATTTAATTGTGAAATATCACTACCTGATACAACGAGTTTTTTCCATTCTGACATTTTATGGGGTTTGTTTAATTATTTTGATTATTTATAAATATTTTAAGTTAATCTATTCCTACAAAGAAATCACTTCCATTATAATAAATTCCCCCACCTATTGAGGTAGGAATAGAAGATTGCGATAAAAATTGAAATACACCTTCATTGTTAATTTTTACACCATTATTTGATCCATTTTTTATTAAAAGTAGATCACTACTTCCTGAAATTTGTAATAAGGCTTGTGCTGAACCTGTTGCCCCTATTATTAAACCTGTACCATCATATCTTAATGAAGATTCTCCATTTAAAGCATTTGTTCCTGTAGCTGTAATTAAATAATTATCTACATTATTATTTAAAGTTAAAAAATTTTGAAATTGATATAAATAATTATTTAAAGCTATATTCCAAGCCGCAAATTCACTTCCTATAGGTAAATTTTCTAAATAAGGAGTTTCTCTTGAAAATTCAGGAGCTAAATTACTTACATCAGTTAAATCTACTATAACATTATTTACTTCATTTAATCTTATTACATCACCTGATGCTATTTCTGTTTCAGGTTCACCCCATTTAACAAAAAATGAAATAGTTGAATTTGAAATATCTCTTTGAACTACTTCTTCTATAAGATATAAATGAAATCTACCAACTATTAAATTACCATTTCTTTCAGCCGCAGCTAAAACAGCATAATCTTTATTTAAATTACTACCACTAATATCATTTACAGTTAAAAGATTATTAGGATCTGTAAAGCTACATGATTGAAATAAATAAGTTCCTGGTGGGGTACTAAAACCTAAAGTATCTCCAATTTGGGATAAGTTAGCATTTTGGGATAATGTGATAGTATTACTACCTAAATTTATATTAGTTATATAAGCTGAAGGAGTTATGCTATTAGAAATAGAAAATATAGATTGAGATACCCTTAAAAGTGAAGTATCATAACTAGATAAAGGAGAAATATTAGTTATAATATTGGAGCCAGAAATAGTATCACCTGTTAGAATTACAAGATTTTCTTTAATAATACTTTCAGCTGTTATAGCTCCAAAAAATTGTTGATTTGCATACGCCATTTATAACATAATATTTTTTAGAATGTAAGTCTAATTAAATTATTAACTAATGAAGCTAAGCCTACTATTTGAAATTTATTAAAATTAGTAGAAGTATTTAAAGATAAAGCTGTTGAACCTATAATAGTTCCATTACTTAATCTATATGCTTGTATTATTGGAGGATTTTGAGTTATTGAACTACTATTATCTCCAGCCCCATTGTTTATAGATAAAGGCATGATTATTTCAAAAGTTGATGTTGTTTTTATTCCAGTGGCTATATTCATAGAATTTAATTGAGCTTTACCTGAAGAAGGAGAATTAATTGTTATACTAGCTTGAGTAAAACTTGTTACTTTAAAAGCTGGTGTGTATGATGCTAAATTACCTGTTGTATCTCCTGTATTATTGACTGTTATTGAAAAAGTATCCCCATCTATTACATTTATAGGACTATAAATATAATCTTGATTTATATTTCTAATTACAACATAATCCCCATTAGATAAACTATGAGTAGGAGAAGAAATATTAACATTAGTACCTGATCTTACCCATGATTTTCTAGTAAAAGTATCAGCTGTAGATAATATTTCTACTCTATCAGAACTACCACCTAGATATGCTACATATCTAATTTGACTATTAGTAACATTAATACCCCCAACTATATCTTCACCTGAAGGGCCCACGGGACCTTGAGAGCCAGAAGGTCCTGCTAAATCAGGAGTTGTAAATGTGGTATTATTAGTAAATACAAAAGTTAAAGTGCCATCTCCATTATTAATAACACTAGTTATACCATTACCATCTTCACCTGATGATCCAGCTGAACCTGAGGGTCCTGATGGTCCTGATGAACCTGAGGGTCCTGGTGGTCCTATTAAACCACCTGTTACAAAATATAAATCTCCTGAGGATGTGTTAAATGCTAATAAATTACCAATATTATTATTTTGGATAAGATTAGGGAACTTTATACTAGAAGCTGAAACTATTAATGATCCAGATAATATAAATTTATTATTAGTTTCTCCTCTTAAAGCTAAAATAGATCTTAAAACATGTTCAGGGTATATAATACTACCACTGGCTATGCTGCTTGTACTAATTAATTGACTCATTAAATTTTAATTTTATAAAAATATATACTATTTCTCTAATAAATATTAAAAATAATAAATTAGATTAAATAACTACACAATTTTTTCAGTAAATGACGTTTTTGTCACATTATAAGATTTTGGATTAGGGCCTGCTTGATTCACATTAATAGTATCAGGTATGATATATCCTTGTACTACTAGATTTAATTCACTTTTATTAGCTCTATCAGATCCCTTTTCTAATAATACAGGAGTAGGAAAAGAAGTTATTGCAGCTCTAAATAAAAATCTTTCAGGATCACCCCAATATGAATCTGATGCAAATTCTAATGATTCTATTATCTTATTCATTTGATTTGTATAATCTGTGAATACTGATAATTTATAGTTAATAGTTATATAATCAGGTATTATACCTAAGATGTATTCTTTTTGTGGTTTTTGATCTCTTAATACATTAAAATTATCATAATTATTTTTACTAGAATATCCTTTTTCAAAGTATTGAACATTATGAACTTTATTACCATCTAATTTATTACCTATAGTTCTATTTTTTTCAAAAGATTCACGTTTAAGCATAATTAATGGGGTCATTATTTTACCATTTTTATCACGATAAAATCCATCAGCTTGAACCGATTTCCAACGCTCAGGAGAACCATATATAACAGGTACAACAACTTGTCTGTTATTCTGGATAACCGTTGGTTTTATCACGTTTTCTAAGTAATACAGTATAGTATTATCATGATCCTCTAAACCAATATTAATAGTTTTAGTATTATCATTCTTTAATGATGTTTCTAAAGCCCTATTAAATTCAGGTTGCCCAGGTTTTACTTCTGATGAATAAATTTCATTAGGATTAGAGTATGGTTGTATCTCTCTTTCAGGATGTTGATAAGGTTCTGAAAGAGTAGCTAAGAATTCTCTTTTATTTATTGGGCGTGGTTTAAAATCCATTTATTTTTTAGGATATTGTTTATTTAAATAAGTATTTAATGATTTTTTATATTTACGATATAGATTATAAAGTTCAATTAATTTTAAATCTTTAGGATTTTGTTTTATTAAAAGTTCCATTTGTTCTTGAACATTAATTAATCCTTTTTCTAATTCTTTAGCAGGATGATATTTAACATTCCAAGTAATTTTACCGGTTTCAGGATCAGTCTCTTGTTGGCTAGTTGAGAAACTAGTTCTTGGAGTTATTTCATTTATTATATTTTTTAATTTTATCATAATCTATCGTCTCTTAAACCAATACGTTCTGGGCGAGTATAATGGCATGTTACTATTATTGATAAACTTGTTCCTGAATCTGGTACTCCATTGCTATTACTATAAGCGTAATTAGGGTCTTTACCAACTACTAATTGATTTTCATCTACATTATCAATTTCATAATAATCTTCATTCCAAAGTATAATATCACCTATATTAGGTACTACATTAGCTGAAATTAAGTGAGGTCTAAAAAATCTGACTGTTAAGGGTCTATTAATATCTACTCCAAAATCATCATTTAAAGATTCATATGCTCCTCTTTCTAATAAACAATTTATTAATACAGGGCCTCTAAAAGTTTTATTTTGATTTTCTCCATAGATATTAGAGGGAGTTTCATCAAGTACCACTTGATAATACCCTATTTTTTGTTCTATTACTTGTCCTAATAATTCATTATTAATATTAGAGAACATACTAACATCTCGTGATCTTCCAAAATATGCCATATTATCCTATAAAAATATTTAAAGGTACTTGACCTAAGGTTTTTTGCATATACTCATTTTCTTCAGATTTTCTTTGAAGTTGGGATCTACGTGAAGCTTCATCTAAATCTTGTCTTAATTTATCAATTAAAGCAGTTTGTAAATCTCTAGATTTAGTTAACAAATCAGCTTGATTTAAAGATACTTCAGCACCTGGAATTGGAACTGAACCATATTTACCTCTAATAAATGCTAAACTTTCAGCTGCTAGAGCTAGTGTATATTCAAACACCCAATATCTACCTGGGGCATTAATATGAGTGTATGTAGGGTTTTCATAAGGAACATTTGAAATATCTGTAATTAAATTATTTCCTGCTCCTGAACCACTTGTTGGTATTACACTATTTCTTTCAGATACTTTAATATATTCTATTTTTAAAGTTTTATTTTGTGTTGGTACAGGGAATATTTTTAATTTATTATTTATAATCTGAAAAGAGTAAGCTGATCTTCTTATTTGATCATTTAATTCAATTGCTTGCATTACTCCTATATCATAATTTAAAGGCATTAACATAAAGTTAATAGCAGGTGATGAATTACCAAAACCAAAAGCATCTAATAACTGTTGTGACCCATATCCTGTACCAGCATAAGGATCAAAATATCTTACAATTGCAGGAGTATTTTCATAAAATACTGTTTTTATCTCAATTGAATCACCAGGATCTAACGAAGCAGATGCTTCTGACCATGTAGTTAAATCATAATCTTGAATTCCAGCAGTCATATCAATAGAACCAGTATACCATGTTGTTGTACCACCTACTCCAGCTTCATTTCCGTAATCTTGAGCTAATCTGATTAAATTACCTAATGAGGGTTTAATAACAGTATTATTTAAAGAAGATCCTGTTGAATTAGACTCTAAAGATAAGAAATTATTTCTAATTTGATATAAATAAAGTTCATTTCCATAAGTGGTTACAGCTGATTCAAAACATGCGAAAAATTGATCACCACCCATTTCAATATCCATTGAAGGGTAACCTAACCTTTGTGCGCAGAATTTTGCTACTTTTACAGCATCTAATCTAAATTCAGATTCTGAATCATAAAAACCAAAAGGTGTTGAAGACCCAGATGTAAAAGTGGCTGTTCCAGCCCATATTTGTGAATTGGCCATGTTTTATTTTGGTATAAATATATAAAATTTGTTAATCTCTAAAATCCTGGTATACTTTTAATATAGGGGATACAATTTCATGTCTATGGTTTTGTTTTAAGGCAAATATTTTAAATCCTGGTACTTGTTCTTCTACTCTTGTTAAGAAAGAAAATCCAGTTTCTTTTTTTATTTTTAAATCTATTTGGGCTAAATCCCCACAAATAACCATTTTAGATCCTTTACCCAATCTTCCCAAAACAGTTTCCATTTGAGTATGAGTAACATTTTGTGCTTCATCTACAATTACAAAAGAATTTATAAATGTTCTACCTCTCATAAAAGCAAAGGGTACAATTTCAATATTCCCCCGCTCTAGTTCTTTATCTACTTTTTCTTTATTATATAACATATATAAATTATGATAAATAGGTGCTAACCATGGATCCATTTTTTCTTTTAAATCACCTGGTAGAAAACCTAATTCTTCTTTAGCTACAGTTGGTCTTGTGATAATGATTTTATCTATTTCTCTAGAGAATAGCATATCTAATGCTGCTTGTACCGCCACTAGAGTTTTTCCTGATCCAGCCATTCCCTTCAGAATCACTACAGGATTGTCTACAATAAGTGATTTTGCTTTTTTTTGTTCTTCATTTAAAACTAAATTAAATTTTATAGGATTTTTAGGTCTTCTCTTTTGAGTGAAGACTTCATCAGTGTGATGGTTTGAAGTCATAATTAAAACGTTTATTGGTTTATAATAAATATAAAAAAAAAGCCTAGCTTTCGCTAGGCATTTTTCAATTTATTTAAGATATTCTTAGATAATGTTAGTATCAGCTACTAATACTTTACCATAAAATTCTGGTCTCACCATTTTCTTAGCATATCTTGTCATTATCCCTTTACGTGGAGTGAAGGTATCTGGATCCATTACTAATGGAGTCATGATAAGTGGAACATATGGAGCATAAACAGCACCTGATTCTAAGAATTGGTTACCTCTGAATCCCATTAAAATAACATTTTCAGTCATGTAAGGATTTTTGTATACTTTATAACGAGAGTTTAAAGCACCAATTTTCTGTACACCGAAAGCGTATGAAGCTTTTGCTACATCACCATCAGTATCTGCTGCAAATCCTGGAATTGATTCTAAGATTGTAGCTACAGTTGGAGACACTACCAAGAAGTTAGCACCACCTCTTAAAGTTCTTTGGTGAATTAAGTTAGAGATTTTTTGTAATTTAATTCCCAAAGTTTGGAACCAAGACATTTGAGTGTAGTAAACACCTGATGTGTTGGATTGTCTAGCACCATTTACAAAAGAGTCACCTACTTTTGCAGACCATACTTCAACTTGGTTAGTTGGTACATTTTGGATTAGCATATCCAAGATCTCCAAATCAACTTCTAATGAGATATATTCTGATAAGATAGAAGTTAATTCTGCTTCAGCATCCAATGAATGGAAAGCATTAAGGTCTTGAGAAAATTCTGGAGTCCATTGTGCTTTTAATTTTCTTGTTTTAGCAACAATAGCTTCTGATCTCATTTTAACATCTACTTCTGGTATAGAGATTGAAGTACTACTAGCAGCATTTGGTACAGCATATGCGTTTCCATCTTCAAAATCACCTCTGTTAGCATCTGATGTAGCTTTGTTGTAGAAAACAGCAAATGTACTATTACCAGTTTTAATATCACTAGCAGATCCTGTATAGAAGAATTCAATATTAACTCCATTCACTTTTGTGAAAGCAGATAATAGTTTAGAAGCTGTAAATCCTGATCCAGATTCAGCAGTGAATGCTCTAACTCCATTTACATCATAATCAGCTATTGTAGCTACAGGGATAGTAACTTTGATAATTTCATTTGCTAACATAGAAGCTGATAATTCAGCAGTATAGTTTACATCAGCAAATGTAACTGTTGGAGCTATACCTGATCCGGAAGCTATTGTAGTATTTGAAGCTGAGAATTGGTTGATTGAATAACCAAATCTACCAGCACCATATAAACCACCTGCAGCTTCATTACCAAAGTTTGCAGAAGCCTTACCATAGAATGAATCACCATCAGCGAATGGTCTTTTAGTATCACCATATTGGAAATCCAAGAAGAATACTAATCCAGCTGGTAGGCTCATTGGTTGAACAGAAACAAATTCTTTAGCAGCGATTTGACCGAATACTTTACGTACTAATGGTAAAGCTACAGCAGCGTACTGCTCACCTGTACCAGGTTGAAAATTCGCAGAACCACCAGTTTGGTTTGCTTCTACTACTAATTGTTTTGCTTGGTTCTCTAAAATGATAGCCATGTTTGTTTTATCGGTTTCATTAGAAATTCCTTCTAACAAACCTGATTTGCCCCATTTTGCAGCTAATCTAACTGAGTCTTTTTGCAAAGACGTATATGGGTTTGCGGTTTCAAGTAATTGATTTACTAAGTTTGACATTGTTTAATTTTTTTTTAAGTTTTAATTTAATTTTTTAGATAATTCCTGCAAGTTTTTGCATTCTATTTACAAAATCATTTCCTTCCATAATAGGTTGTCTATCAGCTACACCAGCAGCTTTAGAAGCAAATGATAATGATTCCTTAATTTGTGATTTAACTTTTTCAGTATTCAAAGACTCATTTAATGTATCAAATACATTTTTAGCTTCTCTTACTGTTTCAGCTCTATCAAAAGCATTAATAACTTTAACTTTTTGAGCTTCGTTTAAGTTTTTAGCTTTAAATAATTTATTAACATAAAGTAATTTAGCATTTAATAAATTAACTTCATTTAATTCAGAACGTAAGATGGTAATAGTACTCATTGCTTCTTGTAATTCTTTAGCTTCGCTTTCATTTCTTATAGCAGAGCCAGCCGCTGATCCTAAGTCTGCTAGAGCTGCTTTAGCTTTAGCTGCTATAGGTCCACCTTTAACAATTAACTTTTTTAAGCCTGAAATGATAGCATCTAAACCTGCTGCGGCAGAATCTGATGGTTCTCTCATTGTTGATCCTCCCATTTCATCCAAAGAAGAGATTTCAGCTAAGATTTCTTCAAGTTCTAAATTGTCTTCAGCACTCATTTCTTCGTCGCCTTCAACTTCTTCTTCACCCATTTCTTCTTCACCCATTTCTTCTTCACCACCCATAACATCAGCTAGTATATCACGAATAATATCTTTCAGTTCATCAACTGAGATACTACCCACTTCATCATCTGCTTCTACTTCGGCGATTGTAGTTTCTTCCATTTCTTCTTTACCTTCTTCCATTTCTTCTGTACCTTCTTCCATTTCTTCTGTACCTTCTTCCATTTCTTCTGTACCTTCTTCTAGGTCTTCAAGTTCTGATAGAAGTTCTTCTAAAGAAATTTCTTCATTTTTAGTTTCTTCTTGATGATAACCTTCTTCCATTTCGTCTTCTTCGGATAATGCCTCTAGTTTATCTGACATCATTTCTTGAATACGAGGGGCAAAAGCTTCCTCAAGAGCTAATTTGGCGTTAGCCATAGCTGTTTCTCTAATTGCTTTAGCTTCAGCGATAGCCTCATTAAAGATTTTAGTTTTGTTTGACATAATAATTGATTTGATTTTTGATTACTTATTAAGAAGTAATATAGGAATTTGTTTTATGAGGGAGATTATATTAGGATAATCTATCAGGGATGTCGATAAATATATAAGGAGAAGCAAAAAAGCGCTTCTTTTTAGGAAGCGCTTAATTTTATTTATTTATTTATTTATTATCTTATACAACATATACCAGATTGAGTACAAATAATATCTGATATTATTGAGTTTACTTTTGAGTATTGGTTTTGGTTTAATTGTGGGTTAAAATTTTCATTTAAACCTGTAGGTTTCATGAAGGCTCCTTGAGTACTTGGAGTACTTACAAAATCCCAACAAAGAAGTTCAAAATCATCTTGTACTTCTACTGTACCTTCTCCTAAGGGTTGCACTGAACCCATACCACGAGATGAAATACCCACTGTAATATTATTAGCAAATAATTCTCTTAATATATTACCTGATGGTGTTGGTAATATTTCTATTTTACCCATTAAGTCATCACCCTCCCACCATAAGGATTTAATGTTATGTGATACATTTTTTAAATTAATTATTGTGGATTCAGGGTGGTCTAATTCCCCTAATGCTCTGTTTTCTGCTATAGAGGTTTCTATATACTTTTTAACTTCATTTTCCAAAATTTGTTTAGGATAAACTCTACCATTTTGGTTTTTAGCTTCAGCTCTTTGAACTACACCTTCAACAAGCAAATTTTTAGCCCCTTTAACTCCCTCAGTTAATTGAGTAGTTTTAGGGGTAAAAATTGAATATTCTATTAATAATGATTTGCTCATATTATCCGATAGTTACAGTATTACCTTGTTTTAATTTATTTATAGCATCAGTTTTACCAACACCTGATAAAGAACTAAATTTTGGATCTTTTTGAGCATCATCCACCGCGTCTTTACCAGCATAAGTAGTACCTTCTTTCATTTTAGCTTTAGCTTCTTTAACCATTGACATAAGATTTTCCATTGGAATACCTGTAGACTCAGCATATTTTTTATAAATGGCTTCTTGTTTTTCTTTTAATGGAGATGAATCAGCATTAACATCTGCTACTCTATCAGCATATTGACCATGCTCTTCTAGTGATTTATCAGCTACATAATTTTGAAAATCTTCAATATAATCTTCTACTGTATCAAACTCATCACCTGATTTAGATAAAGATATCATATACTGTTTTATTTCTCCTTTATTAAAGGCCAGGGGAATTAGAGCTTGAGCTATCTCTCTTGTAGATATTTTATCTTCTTTTAATGGAGATGAATCAGCATTAACATCTGCTACTCTATCAGCATATTGGCCATGCTCATCTAAGAAGCTTGAATCATTATAAAATTCTTCTCTTTCATCATCACTCATTTCATCATTAGATTTTGGAGTACCATCTGCATTGTAACCTGGTCTAGAGGATGTTCCTTCTCTTATTATATTTTTCTTACCTTTACCAATTTTATCAATTTCTTTTTTGGTAGCTTCAATCCATTCATGACCCACTTCACTTTTACCATGCATTTTTTCACAATAATATTGTGAATTTTTAGTTAAATTGGTTAATACTTTTTTCTGGGCTTTAAGTATGTTATCTTCAGATAAATCTCCTGAAGTTGCAGGTATATCCATGATTTCTAATTCATAATTCATACCTCTAGTATACTCATAGGGGTTAACCATATCAATGGTTTTAGCTATAATATCTACTTCTTGTTTACCTTCAGCTTTTTTAGCTTCTTTAGCTTCTTTATGAGCTTTTTCTGAGATGATTGATTTATTTTTTAATATCTTGACAGCATCATCAAATGAATTACTAGATGATACCATATCTAAATTTTGGTCTCTACGAACTTCATAAAGAAATTTTTGTTTGGTAATTTTACCATCTAAATATTGAGTATATAAATTTTGTATTGTCATGATATATTATTTTCCTTGTCCTTTATATATTTTTTTATAATTTTTAGAACTTTTTAAATTGGATGTTTTATTTTTGGCGTGAATACCAGTTCTAGAAATTTTAGGTTTGTCTATTTTTACAACTGATGAAGCGGATTTAATTTTAGCTGCCATTATTCTGTTAAGTTATTAATTTTAGTATTAATTTCTTGAATTTTTTCGTTTATTTTATTTAATGATTTACAAGTACGTTCTAAATATATAATCCCTTCATTATTTTCTTTTAACTCATCTTTCATTCTAGTGGTAAATTCAACTAACCTATTAATTTCATCTAATCTACGTTGAATTGCTTTAACTCCTTCATGTAATTGTTGTTGAGGTGTTCTTGTTTTTACTTCTTTTTTAAAAGTACTATATCTGGCTTCATTTAAATTTTTGGATTTGAAAGCATATTTTGTTAAATAACCTCCAGCAGCCCCAGATGTAGACATTTCCTCCAAATATTCAAACATTACTTGTTTGACTAATTCTTTTAATTTATTTTTTTCCATTATGAATTTTATTTAATTCATCATGCAATTCTTGATATTGTAGTAATGATATTATATGCTCATCCTTTAATTTTTTAGATTCCAATACTGGTTCTATTAAGTTAATGGTTTCATTAATTTTAATTTTTATTGTAGCATCTTCTATTTTAGGTAGAATTTTTAACAAAGATTCCTTAAGTGAAATAAAACTGGTATTAACAAAGGATTTTAATTTAGTGGTATCTGTAATATTAACAATATATTCTTTTAATACTTTTTTTTGTTCATTTGATAAGTTATCAAACTTAGTATTAAACTTCTCTAACATTAATTTATAAACTAAAGATCTGGTACCTTTATCTAAATCTTGAAACTCATTTATCATTGGAGATGAATCAGTTTGTGTAGTAGGTAAAGTAACATTTTCTATAATGTTTAATTTAGAATTAATAATAATTTCTAAATTTTTAACAGGAGAAGAATTAGCTTCTAATAAAGTATAAGTAGCAGAAAGTAATTTATAATTAGAAATTTTGGCTTTAAAAAAATCATCTAAATCAAAATTATTTTTAATCTCTTTAATTAAATTATATTTTTCTTTTGCTAATTGATTTTTATCTAAAGTTTTATTTATTTCTAATAATGTAGAAATAATTGTTTCAGCTTTAGCTTCACTAATATTATGAGCTTTAGATATAGTCTGGTATATTTTGTTTTCTTTAGCTAATTCACTATTAACAAAGAATTTCTTGATTAAATTAACAGCTTTAGAATCATGGTTAGATATAGTGTCAGCAGTTATTTTTCTCACAAGAAGTTCAAACAATATCCCGGTATTTTTATACTTATTATGCTTTATTTGTGCCATTTAGTATGGTAAATAGTTATTATTGATTATAAATATTAATCTTACATATCTTCCTTTAAAAGATTGTCCTCATTTAATAAATCACTTTCTTCATATAATTTTACTTTACGTTGAGGGAACATACCTTTTAATGAATTTTGTATTTGATGGTAAGCAGTTTGAGTATTTGCATTTTCTAAAGCTAATGGAGAACCACCTTTATATGCAGTTTTAAACCCTTTAGGTTCTTCACCAGCACCACCCATTTCTTTAGTACCTAATCTATCTCTACCTAATGGGCTATCTTGTGTGTTATAAGTTGATGCTTTTTCTTTTGGTCTACCTAATACTTGATCAGGATAGGTGTCTTTTTTCTCATTATATCCTTTAGGAACATCTCCTGCTTCATATCTACCTGGTCCATAAATTGAAGCTAAGGAATGTGGTGTACCATAAGCTACTCCTGTTTTTGCTGGATCATTTCCTTCGGTTTCAATTTGATCAATTCTGAATTTACGTTTAGCATCTTCAATCATTAATTCTCTATGTTCATCATATTGGTCTTCACTAAATTGGAATATGTTGTCATAAACCCAATCAGATGAAACAATTTTATTTTGGATTAAATCAGTAGCTAATTGAGTTTTTTCCTTTAATAATGCTATTTTTTCTTGTTCATAAATTATAGAAGGAGTAGTTAAAGATAATTCAAAATTAGTTAATGATTCTCCATCGTACCCTTGGGCATATAAATGAACTAAAGCAATTTTTGTTAACTCTGATGTTAATATCTTTTGTATTCTCTCTACTGTACGAGCAAATCTAATATCTTCTGCTGCTAATGTTGCTTTACCTGTTAAATCTTTTTCATATCCAAAATAAGCTTTAGGTACTTTAAGAGCGGCAAATAATTTATCTTTTAAATAATTAATATCCTCAATGGCTGCATAATCCAAACCTTTGGTAGTTTCAATACGAGTTGTTGCATCACCACCTCTTACAGGAATATAAAAATCCTCTAATATATTTTGCATGTTATATTTCAAATTATATTGACCAGTTTGAGGGTCCATATAAGGTGTTTTTTTCATTTTGTTCATGGTACGTTGCATGTAATTTTCAACCTCATTAGGTGGAATATTACCAACATTAACAAAAAATGTACGTTTTTCAGGAGCTCTAACAATACGATGTATTAACATCGCATCTTCCATTAAAGTTAATTGTTTGAAGATTTTACGACCTGGTTCTATATAAGATCTACCATATGGTAGATAATTAAAGTCAGATAATAATCTAAAGTGAGCCATTTCAAAATTATCAAACTCAATTTGGTCATCTCTATTTATAGTCATTTGAGACATTTGTTGGAATCCCAATGGTGAAGTTGAAGTTGAGAAAGAAGGATCATATTTAAATTTTACTTCTTGTGGTTTTGCTGGATTATTTCCTTCTATTCTGATAATGGAATAAGATGAAAATGGTATCACATTATAGATTCCAAATTGTTCTGATATTTCTAGTTTTAAGTAAAAATCTCCATACTTACACATATTACGAGCCCATGACCATAGGTTGAATTCAATATTTAATACATCATAAAATAAATTATATAGTATTTTTTGTATTGTTTCATCAGAAGAACGTATTTGTAATACTTCTCCTAAATCATTTCTTAAACAAGTTTCATCAGCTAATATATCTAATGTGGAAGCAATAATTGAATCTTGATCCATCATTTCATAATCAGCATATAATTGTACTCTTTGGGTAGGATAAGAAGTATCACTATTATAATTAAAATTTAAACCACCAGTTGTGGTATATATTTTATTATATCTGTCAAATAAAGAGTTTGTCTGTAAAGTACCAAGTTGTTGAATACGATCTGTATCCATTACTTTTAACTGATTACCACCAACGTTTCTTATAATAACGTCAGTAGAAAAAATTCTCTTTAATCTACCAAATAATGAGGTATCTACCATAATGTAAATTGTATTTTATATAAATATTAAATTATCTAAGCAGCCATGATATATCTTCAGTCCCCCCACGCCCATCATCCATTTGATATGGATTTTGAGTGAATGAGTTTGCCGAATAAGCTCCTGGGGCTGTTTGGGTAACTACCCCAAAGTTTCCTAAGGTAGCTCTTGTAAGTTCAATTCCTTGTTGTCTATTTCTTAAAGCGGTATCTCGTAAAAATAAAGTTATTGCAAATGCCATTACTAAATCATCATTATAACCTGATTGGGACTGGGCTTTACCATTTTTCCAAACAAATACTCTTAACTCACTCATTAACCTTTTTGACTGGATTATAACTGATTTTTCATGTATATATGATACTAGTTTTGATATACATAAAGGTCGGGTTTTCATGGAAGTTGTAAATCCAGGTACCATACCTTGACCATTTTCCATTCTAGCCATTTGGTTTTCACTGGCTCCTAATGTAGTATCTGCTTTAGAGGAATAATATAGATTTCTATATCCCCTTTCAATTAATTGTTCAATTACACTCCAACCTATATTAGCGTTTTCTACAACTAATAAAGCATCACAATATTCAGTAGATATTGAAAATAAAATATTTGCAAAATCTTTGGTTGGGATTTGAGCTTTATATTCAGCTACTTGTTTAGCAGCTTCTATATCTAAAATATGAAAAGCAGAATAGTCAGTTCCATCACCTCTAGCAACGTCAGCTACCACCAGATAAGATTTGGTATAATCTGGTGTTTCCCATATCCATAGAGACCCATCTACTCCTCTTCTTTCCATAGGATCTGAAGTAAAAGAATCTTCATAAAAATTAAGCATATCAGGTTCAATAACAGTATCCCCTGATGTACTAAAATCACAATCACATTCTTGAGCGGCGTGTCTTATTCCTAAGATTTCATCTTGATCATCTCTCCATACTTGGTCTCGTTCTGGGTGAACAGTCCATGGTAAGGATAAGGGGACAAATTTATTTTCTTTGGCTTGAGCTTTAGTAAAGGATTTATGGAACCAGTTACCGGTACCATAAGGGGTGGATAAGGCCAAACATTGACCTCCAGTAGCTAAAGTTTGTTGTGCTGATGCAAAAATCTCATCTATACCTTCAATAAAAGCAGCTTCATCAATAATAAGGAATGAAACAGCTTCTGATCTACCTGCATCTGCTGTTGCCCCTACTGCTTTAATTTGTGATCCGTTAGCTAAACGTAGTGATAATTTATTATGTTCCACCGTTTTAATCTGCATCCATTTAGGAAGCGCATCATATGCGAACCTAACCTTGGTAACCATATTTTTCGCTGTTTCTTGTTTAGTAGCGATACATAGAACGTTTTTATCCTTCTGGAATAACATCAACCATAAAGAATAAGCTGATGCTAGAGTTGAAATACCTAACTGTCGGGATTTATTGATAATTGTATATTCATTCTTTTGAAGTTGTATTAATACTTTTTCTTGGAATATATAAAGGTTAAATTGGATTCTACCTTTTTGAGGGTGTTGGATCCAATAATATTTCTTCATCCAGTAAACTGGATCTTGGGCACATCTAAGCCATTCTTGTTTAATAATCTCCTTTAATGGGAGTTGAGTATTTTTGGGCATAACTTATTTTTTATTTTATTACAGGTCTTCCCCACTCATTAAATCAGCAGCACTCATTTGTCTTGGAGTTATTTTTTTCTCTAATGCTTTTTTCTCAGCTGTTAAATCTTTTAATTGAGCTATAATATTTGCTTCTGCAGGTGTACCTTTAACCTCTTGGTATTCTTTGGCTAAAGATTTCATTTTTTTAGTTACTTGAGCTAATCTCTCAATTTTAGTACCTAATCTTTTATTACCTTTAGCAGCTTTTATAGCTTGATTATTCATTTCTTCTTCATCAGATTCCATACCTGATGATATATCACTTGGTACTAAGTCAGCTAATTTAGTTGAATTAGATTTTGGATTAGTTATTTTTAATTTTGAAGATTTGGTTTTTGGAGCAGCAGCTGCTTTATTTGGATCAGCTAGTTTATCTGTTTTGACAGTAGATGGAGAGGACCCAACTTGAACAAAGGCCGCTAATTCTTTTTCTAATACTCCTCTGGATTTTGGGTTATTAAAAGTAGCCATATCTTTACCAGTTTGTTTAGCTAATTCTTTATAATCAATTTCTCCAGTTTTTTCTAGAGTATCTAAAGTATTATATAATGTGGTTCCAGGTTTATATTTTTCTTTAGCGGCAGCAATTGCAGCTTTAGCTTCTGGTGAATTATCTGCTATTTTATAAAATGAAGCCATTTCTTCTAATGTTTCACCTTCATCAATAAAGTCAGTATCAAGGTAATAGTTTTCCATATCATCTTCACTATCAAATCCTTGGTCTTCGTACCCTTCAGCTAATAATTGGTTTCTAAATTTTAATAAATCAATTGAACTCATTTTATATTTTTTAATTAGATTTTAATATAAATATTAAAAGGAAATTACTTTTTTAATTTGATTAATCCTTTCCTCTACTGAGCCTGATATACTATGGGAGTTATTTATTCTATGGGAATATAAATTTAATATATTTTGTATAGTAAAATCAATTAAATCCCTATATTCAGCATTAGTGGCACGAACTCCATTATCTTCTATCTCTACTCCTAAAGGAGAAACATAAAAAATATAATCATATTCATTAATAAAATTACAAGCATATTCTTCAAATAGCAATTTATTGGTATCTTTAATTGATTTAGAAGCATTAGTAAATGCCATTACATCAATAACTGTTCTATCAGTTATTAAATTATCATACATTAATTCCGAAACACGTTCAGCTAAAAATATTGTCTGCCCTTTTAATGTTGAATCGGTATTTAAAGGAATACCTAAATCTCTTAAATACTTACTACGCTCAGTAGCAAAATGATAATCTTTAAACTGTGGTAATTCTTTTAAAGCATTAACTAATGTAGTTTTACCTACAGATACAGTACCTACTAATCCTATTTTCATATAACTTTAATTTTTATAATACATTAATATAATAAGGCTCCCTGCGGGAGCCAAATTTATTTATTAGAATCTTGATTGTACTTGAGGATTTTTTTCTGGTGGGACTCCATTTCTGTCTCTTCGAGCCTCTATCCAATCTTCTTTTGTGTATTGAAAACCGTATATATAATATTCAGATTTTTGTTTTAATTCTTTTGGGTATTTTAAAGCTGGCCCATCCCAAGAATGTAATTTGTTATCAAAAAAAGTAATTGTTTTACCTTCAGGTGTAGTTAAAGTTCTTGTTCTATAATCTTTATCAGACATAACATTATTTTATTTGGTTAAAATATTTTAAAAAGTCGGCTATAACTATTTGATTTTTTGGTTCTGATATAGAAAATGCTTGTTCAATTAACTGTTTAATAGGTTTTTTAGATTCAGTTAATAGATTTTTAATTGGAGTTAAAGCAGATTCTGCTAATATTAATTCATCCAATGTACCATAATCCTCAACATCATTAAGGTATAAGGTTAAAATTTCTTGCAATTTATTTTGAGAAATATTCATATACTAATCTTTTAATATGTTTAGCTACTTCATGTAATTTTTTAATTTGGTTATTTAACCATTGTAATCTTTCTCCCATACGTTTGCCCTCCATTGGTTTTTCAATATTACCTGATGGTATATATTGAAGTAGTGGTTTCATATATTCACTACCAGTTAAAAATATAAATTTGTCTTTTTCAGGACTAATACCTAATGATTTTATTTGTGATATTACTTTTTCACCCCAAGCATTTTTTTCATCTTTAGGCATTTCTTTTAAAGTTTTATCATAAGGAGATAGCACCTTTGTCATAGGTACTAGAAAATGTTTAGCAGATAAAATATATATTTTGTCAGGTTTAAGAGATAAACCATACTCTTTTGTTTTTTTAAACATGGGGGATGCTGAGTATAGATCTTGGGCCTGTGATGGTTTATCAAGTTTTGATTTAGTACAGCTTAAAAGTACAATTGTAGACATTTAGTATATTTTACACCCATAAATATTAAAAAAGTAGTTATTTAATAAATTCTTTTACATTTATACTTAATTAATTTTTATTTTTGTACCTGGTAAATCTTCATTTATAGTTGATTTTGAACTATGAACCCATAGTATTGGTTTTCTAACTTGTGTTTTAGGAGCAATACATTCACCATCAGTTAAATAAATTAAGTTATTAAACTCATTTTTATGTTCAAGTAGGTATTTAAATACAGGTTCAAAGTCAGTACCACCTCTACCTTTAACTACTATATCTTCTAATTTATCTTTATAGTCATATATTCTTTGAATAATAGTATCACATTCTATTATAGTTACTTCAGTACCAGTTTTATACATATGGTGAATTTCATTAAAAAATTCTAATACTTCAACATCTGAAACTGATCCTGATGTATCAATGGCAACTAATGTACGTTTATTTTGTTTAATTTTTAAAGCAGGATTACCATAAAAACGTTTATTAGGTTTACGTCTTGTTTTTTTAGTAAATACTTTAGGTGATACAGACGCAAATCTTCTTAAGTAAGATTTCCAATCTAAAACAGGTTCTGATATTTCAAATAAACCTTTAATGTAACTTTCTAATTCAGATGGAATTAAACCTCTACCCTTCTTCTGTAATTCAGAGGCAATTTCTTTTAATTGATGGTCAATTTGTTTTTGAATTAACTTACGTTCAGCCTCACTCATACCCTCCATGGCTTCCCATAAATCATGCCAATCTATTTCAATACCATTTACAAATTGAGCTATATCTCCATCAGGGTTGTCATCTATTTCTTGTTGAATAGCATCATAATAATATTTAGTACCTTGTTTAGGTAATAATTTAAGATCTTTAAACATACCCTGATCATATTCTAAACCATCCCAACTATCACCTTTATATTCAGTTTCAATGTATTGATTAATTTCTAAATCAGCGGCAATATTTGATAATTTTTTGTTTTCAAATCTTTCAAAATTTTCTAAATGAAAGAATACAATATGAAGTAGCTCATGTTTTAGAACAGCCAGTTTGGTTTTATCATCTAAGTCTAACCAAAACTCTGGATTAATACAAAGTTTAATATTAATTTTATCCGGAGTGACACAAGCTGTTTGAATATCTGTTCTTAACTCTTTATTTAGAGCTATTAAAAATAAACCATAAAATGGTTCTTTTAACATAAGTAGTTTGGATTGCTTTGCTACTTCTTGATATACATCTATCATAACCTTTTTTATTTAATATATGAAATTAACCTCTAAAAGCCAAACTAGAGTCAATTAATTCAATATAACCATCTTTATAAATATCTTTTAAATATAAATTTATATTTTGTTTTATAAAATTATTAATAATCTCTAGATTTTTAGGATTATTTTTATGTAATTTATATAAACTTACACTGAACTCTCTCCAGTCTTTTTCAAAAAATATCTTTTTTGATTTAAAATACTTTAATGTACTTTTAAAACTAGGGGTATTATTTATACTTAACCCAGATCCCCAAAAGAATTTACTTCTATGTTTATTTAAAAATAAAGCAATGGTTAATGAATTTTTTTCAATATTAACATTTGAAAGCATTTCTAAAGCTAAATTAATGTTATCTTGTGAGTTACTTTCAAACATATCATCTAAAGCAGATAAATATTCTTCATCTAATTCAAAACCATCCTTATTAAGTGAGTCCATTAGATTTTCATCAAATATAACTTTAACATGAGGGTTTTTTAAAATATAATCTAAATATCTACAAACTTCTGCAATATCTATTTCATAATCTTTAAAAATAAGATCTTCTGATTCTCTACCTTGTAATAAAGCTATAAGTTGGGGTGTTATATTACTTTTATTATATTCATCAATTCGTATAATAAATGTATCCTCAAAGGAATTATTTTCCATAGTACCTCCCCAAGAAGAAATTGTATGAGCTTTAATATAATTTTTATCTTGTTCTGAATTAAATTTATAAATTTTAGATGGTTTAAATCTCTTATGGGATTCTTTAAATTTTATTAGATATTCTTTATTTAAAATAAGGGTATGAGATTGTTCTAATCTTGAGGTTTTATTAATATTATTTTCTTTAAAATAATCTTTTATTTTATGTCTTGGTAAAGAAGATAATTTACCTAAATAAATTTTTCCATTTAATTTGGTGTCTTCTTTCTGGTTTAATAAAGAATTAATTAGATTTTGGTATTCTCCATATCCTTTTTTAGTAAGAAGTATATTTTCCCTTCTAGAGCAATTCAATAAAAAACTTTTCATATCATTTTTATAATAAGGAGTGGAAGCATAAGGTTCAAAAATGTTTGCTTTCATTGTATCCATAGTTTTTATTTCATAATATATTGAACTAAATCTTTATTCATCATCATGGTTTTAAATTTACTTGGATTATTATTGTAAATTGATCTTACCATATTATAACATATATCATTTGTAAATATTTTTTCATTTATAATTTTAGAAATTCTATCTACTACTGTTTTTTCTACTGGATTTTCTTTAGCAAATAAATCTAAATAGTTAACAATTCTAGTTGATAAAGTTGAAGCTAAATCTGCTCTATATTTATCCTCCTTACCAACAATTGATTTTAAAGTATTTAAAACATACTTCTCATCTTGTTCTATAATATGTTGAGGTGAAATCATTTTATCTAGTTTATTATTAATAAACATAGTAAACATAGAACTAAATTCTGGTCCAACTGAACCTTCACCAATCATCTGAATTAATGGTAATGAGTCATCAAAACTCTTAATTGAGGAAATTGAATTGAAGAACATTGAGACACTTCTACTGTTAACATCTTTAGTTACTAGTTCAGGATGTAATAATAAGAAGTTAATACATCTACCATCAATTTGACTTTCTTCAGCCCATTTAGCCCAACATTCTGTATCAAATTTTAATTGTATTGTAATAAATCTTGTTTTCTGAGCATTATCAATACTTGAAACTAAATAATCTCCATTATCAGGGTTGGCTGTTAATATAATATGCCAATCTTTAGGTAAAGACCAACTAATATATTGTTGTCTATCAATTAGCTCCATTACGGCTTGTATAAACCTCATATCAGCTCTATTCCAGTCATCTAATAATAAGATACCACCTTTTTCTTTACCACTAATCCATTCAGGTGGGCAGTAACCCATTCTATTTAAACCCGTTGAATAATACCCTTCTTTAAATTTTTCATCTAATATATTTTCATCAACCCAAATTTTTTCACCTTCTTTATCTCTTTGCATTTCAAACTGACGAATTGGAAAACCAACTAAATCACCAATTTCTTCAATTTGTGATAAATTTAATTTAATAAAATTTACATCTAATTCTTTGGCTAATTGAACAATGGCTGATGTTTTACCAATACCTGATTCACCAATTACTTCAATTGAAACAGGTGTTTTATTTTGTTGTTGTAAGAATCTGTTGTTTTCAATGATGTGGTTTAAGAATTCTTTTAATTCTTTGGCATTTAATGCTACTAGATTTGTTTTTTTAGACATAACTTATTGTTTTAATTTAAATGATAGCTGAATGTTCTTCAATTCCATATTTTTGATTCTTATTATCGTAAGAATATTTTGTACCCAATTCTTTTACATCTTCTAAATTATAGAAAGTAATTATTTCTAATAAAGAATTAAACTGTTTACCAGGTTCAGGCCAATTATATTTAGCATAAGCGTGTGATGGTGATAATTTATAACCTTGCCAAGTTCCATCTAAATTAAGAATTCTTGCAATTATTACTTTTTGTTTTGACATAACTTATTGTTTTAATTTAATGGTGTAATATACTAAAATTCATCTGGGATGCAAAACTCTTCGTCTCGAAAGGCTAAATGAGCATCTTGGACTAATTTCCAATTTGGTTGTTTTCTTAATTCTAGATAGTAATGGTGAAGAGGAGAATGAGGTTTAGTTATAACAGAAGTTAAACATATATCCTCAATATAATGACAAGTATTTAAATCATCTGTATCAGCATTTAATACAATTTCTTCCGCTAAATGTAAATCATTTTCATCTTTAGAAAAAACCATATCAAGTAACTGTTGATACATTTCTTCAGTTATAATATGAAGTTTTTGATATTCCATAACCTTTTTATTTACTAAAATATATAAAGACAAAAATGGGAGGCCAAGCCTCCCATTTCAAATGATTTTAATATTTTTTAAGATTTTAACAAATCTTCTGCAACAAAAATACCATGTGCACCACTTACTGATATACCTCTAGCAGATAAAGCATCCCCAACAAAGTGAACATTGGGATATTTGGTTAGGGCTAAATTGGTATAATCAACAAGTGGTTCAGGTGATAAATATTTTACTTCAGGTATATAAATTCCCCAATCATCTTTTAATGTTGGGAATACTTTTTTCATATCATCTATAAAATCAACAATGTATTCAAAATATCCTTCAAATGCATTTATAACTTTAACTAAATCTAACCAGTTGATTGTAGATGCTTCTACATTAATACCTTCAGAAGTGGTTGATGGTTCTCTAGAAGGACTATAATATAAACCTGTGTTATTATTTTGTAGTTTATTTACTACATTACGTGACCATTCAAATGGATCTTCAATATTCTTAATTTCCATTAAGATACCAAAGTTAGTCATATTATTACGATATGCTTCATCCTTTCGAGCATGCCCATTATATGAATGATCACCATATGTTTCTTCTACTGCAACATATGCTGCATTATTATTAGTACAGAATGAACGGAGTGATACTCCTTTATCTTCAAATTTTCTATATAATTTAAAGTCATAAGAAATATCGATTAATTTTTGAAAGTGATGTTGTGGTGCTTCAAATCTTACCCCAATTTGTACTGATTTAGGTTCAGTTGGTAAATCATATTTTTCTGCTAATTTTTTACCAAAGTCAATACCGGATTTACCTACACCAAATATAAGTTCATCGTATTTATCTCCAAATTCTCCACACATTACCATTTGATTGTCAAAATCAATATCTGTTACTTTAGTTTCCCAAACAAATTTAACACCTTTAGACACTAAATAATCATACCAATTTTTACCAATCTCGTGTAAATAATCTGTACCAACATGCCATACTGGGAATAGGCGGAGCCCAAAATAAGGTTTAATAAAATCAGGTTCTAGTTGTGGGTCTGAACATTGTACCTCCTCTGGTTTAGGATGGAAACGTTTAAAGTTTGTTATAACTTGATCCATTAATTCCATTGCTTTATCTTCACCACAGTATTTAGATAATTGACCACCAATAGCAGTATGGTAAGTTAATTTACCATCAGACCAACCTCCTGCACCTAAAAAACCTGTCATTACCTCTTCATAAGGTCTTACATATGGGTCTTTACCCATATCAATGATTGTAATTGTTCCTTCAAAGTTATTGTCTACTAATTTTGTGGCGGCATTTACATTGGCCACTCCCGCCCCAACCATTACTATATTTTTACTCATATTGTATTTCTATTTATTTATTAATATATGAAAAAAAGTGACGCAATCCAAATGATTGCGCCACAGATGCGTGTTTATTTTTTAATCTCTTTCGAGTCCCTAGGCTATGAATCTAGGTGTATGTTAGTTTAGTTTAATTATTAAAGTTGTATTTTATAACATACTCTGAGCTTTTGCTTCACCTTCTTTAAATATTGTTGCTATTTTGTTTACAGCTTCTTCAGTAGAATTTTGGGATAAGTCTAAAACTTTAATCTCAAGAACAGTTTGGGTGGATTTATAAGGAACTTTCTTTTTTGTTGCTCCAAAGAAGCTTTTTACTTCCTCTTCTTTATCAATTAATAAATCCATTGCAACTCTAATCATACTATAATCCATTTTGGTTTTTGAAAAATCATCTGGTTTTTTACCCATTTCTCCATCAGCATCAGGCATAACTTCTGCTATAAGTATAGATTTTTCATCCATTGGTTTTTCGTATGTAATTGTTGTAAAAAATGTAGCTATATCTTCATCTTCTTCATTTCTTTTTGTATAACCCATGGATTCCATAGCAGAGGTTAAATTATCTTTAATAGATAAATAAGAAGTAGCCTCATTTAACTGCCCTTCAGTTATAAGTCCTGATAATCTTTGCATTCTAAGAAATTGTTTTTCTGATTGTGTCATAATTTTATTTGTTATAAATATTTAGTTTTATTTTAGGATATAATGTTATTATAAGATAATTCAATTTTATTACCTGTTACAGCTCCATCTTTATATAATAAATTTTTTGGTTGTACTGTTGCTCTTAAACCACCAGTAGCACTTCTTGTTGAGTCATGTCTGATATTAAGTACAGGTTCTAAATCAAATTCTTCTACATCTTGTAAGTTTTCTATAATTTTAGAGACAGTGATAATTAAATTATCTCCTTGTTGAGTAAAATCATTTTCAGTATATGTTTTATAAATTACAACTGCTTTATCTGAACCAAATATAATAGATTCTTCTTCTTTGTTAGGTAAATCTGTTATTAATACACCTGATATTTTAGTATTTGTAGTACTATTATACATTATATTTATACCTTGTTTTTCATTACCTAATTTATCAATAAAAGGCTTAAAAATTAATTCAGGACTAAAATCTCCATTTTTAATTTTAGCAACTAATTTAGTTATTAAATTTTTATATCTAGTATCAGCACTTTCCCAAAAACCAGCATTATCTTTTTTAATTGAGATTGGATAATTACCTGCAGTTCCAGTTATAACAATATCTGCTTTTTTACCTCCTGCTACATCATATCCTACTCCTGTTATTCCAGTTACGTTTGGTATAGAATAAGATTTGTTTGAAGCTTTAAATGTAATATTTTTAACACCTAATGCTAAATATTTTTTAATCTCATTTTCTAATATATCTTCATTTTCAGTTCCAGCAGAAGCTCTACCTTGAGCACCTGATGGTTTTATAACAAAAAATGAGTTTTTATATTTAATAGCGCCTATTGATGATCCTTTAATATTTGGGTCATAATCAAAATCTTCAATTACTTGAATTTTTTTAATATACTCAATACGTTCAGAACCAGGTACTAATAATTTATATCTATTACCTGATATTTTAGAGAAATTTTCATCTGTTAATCCTAGTTTAGACTTTAAGATTTCAATACCTTCTTCAGCTTCAGTAACTTCATTTAAGGAAGTTTTTTTTGACAAATTTTCTTTAATTATTTTAAACCTTAATACTTTTTTAGGTTTAACTTCTTCATTTTCAGCTAATTCTTCCTCTGGTTCTTCAGCTGGTGTTTCTTCTGTTGGTAAGTTTTCATCTTCCATGTTAGTATTGGTATCATTATCCATTTGTTCACCTGGGCCTTCAGATCCTGGAGGCATACCTAATTCTAATAAAGCTGCAATAGAGGTTATAGCAAATTGTTCTTCATTTAGGTTAAGTAAGTAATATTTTTTACCAGATATTTTAGCGGTATAAGCTTTAGGTCCATAAATTAAATAAAATTCTTGACCATTATGAAGTAAAATTCTAAATGTAGTGGGTTTGGGTGCTATTATATAAACACCTGTAATATAATCTCTATATTTTTCTGTCAATAGATCTACTAGAGTATCATCTAATGAAGGATATTTTTGAATAATATATTCAAGAGGGTTATCTTCAAAAGATATTGTTTCTCGCTGTTGTTGAGAAACAAAGTCTTCAATACCTTCTTTAATTAATTTTTTTAATACATTTAAAGACATATTATTTTCTTTTTCTTATTTCAAATGATGAAGATATAGCTCTTTTTCTAGCTTGCTGTTTTGCTTTTTCAATGGCTTCGGTTTCAGAAGATGCCATTACTTTTATATCATCGCTATCTTTATCCTCACCATATTTACCATAACGATACCAGTAATCTACAGTATATTCTGTTTCTTCACCTTCTTTAAGATCTTCTTCTTTTTTATCTTTAGATCCGCTTTTAACTATTTTAGTTAAAATTTGAGATAACTCATCAGAGGTTAAACCTTTGGTTTTACCTATATATTTTGAATACCCTTGAAGTTCTTCATTTATTAAATCAGATAGAATATTTTTTAGTTTAATTTTAGACATTTTCTTCTATTTTAATTATAAGATTCGTTTTACCTTTTAATACTCTATGATATGCGTGTTTTGGTATAAATATAACATCTTTTTTCTGGAGTTCCAAAGGTAATTCATTATCTAATTGAAATTCCCATCCTTCTCCTTCTAAAATAGTGACATAACGATCTTTTTCATCTCTATGCCATACCAGTTCAGTATTGGGAGTATTAACTTTAAACTCACGAATACGTGAATTTCTTTTAAAAACTTCTTTATAAGGTTTCATTATAAGTCAGTTGAATAAGGTTCAGAAGTTTGTTTAAATCCAATCACACCAGGAATAATTTTTAGGTTATTAATTATAACATTCATGGTTTTTTTACCATCAAATTTATTTTGTTTAATATAAGGGTAAGGATCTATTTTAATTTCAAGTGAACTTCTAAAGTAACGAGAGGAGGCATCTTGTGGTAGTTCCATATTACGTACAATAGTAATACCAGGTAAAGCTCTGATATCTGATAATATATCTTGGGTATTACGTTTTTGGTTATCTATTATAATATTACCTTCAATATGGAAGATTTTATTAGAATCCAATTCTAATATTAAATCAGTTAATTTTATCATATTTTCTTTAGTTTTACCCCAAGTTTTACCTTTACCTTTACGTTTACAACCAGCAGGAGTGGGTCTACAAGCAGGGTATTTAGATCGTTTTTCACCTTTTTTCCTACCACAGGCTTTATACCCACCTTTTCCGTCAGGTGCATTACAATCAATCCATCCTCCTTCTTTACCTTTAGGTCCACTACGTTTAAACCATTTATGTAGGGATTCATCTTCTTGGAGAAGTTGATTAAATGCCTCTTTTAAGTCTTTCCAAATATTACCTTTACGGCACCTAACTACAGCTCCAGATTTATAAGCAGAGGGTTTATCAAATTTACGATCTGCTATACGTAAACATCTATCCCTTTTTGTTTTTTCATTTAAATTACCCATTACCAGTATCCACTAAAATTTGATCCCCCACCTAATGATTTCCAATAACGTCCAATATTACAAGACCAATATCCAGGTGTTGTTCTATCTTTTTTTCTAGCACAATTTTGACGGGCAGCAAAAGCCTTTCTTGCTTTAGGATCTCTAATCTTAACTGCTAAGTTTTGACCACCACCTGCTGCTCCAAATTGTACTTTTTTAACTTTACCTGTTTTAGGATTTTTAACGTAAACATAGAATTTTTTAGAACCACCACGTTTAGGTTTATTTAATTGAACATCCTTACCTTGATATTCAGCTTCGTTTAATATTTCTTCAACAAAAGGTACATCTAAAGAAACTAATTTACTTTCAAATTCTCCATATTCACCTATGCTAGTATTTTCTACTAACCATCTATCATGAGGGTTTAAATATAATAACCCTTTGTTGTATAAATCTCTTACCTCTTTAAACAATTGTAATTGAGCATCTGAACCATATCTGAATATATTTTCATGTAATGGCATGTTTTTATTTAAGTGGTATCTTAAGTTAGATGAAGTTTGGATACCCTCATGTAATAAAGTATTTTCATTTAAACCTGTTTCTATATCAGCATTCTTTTCCTCTTCTTCTTCATCACTAAAGGGTCTTAGATCAGAAAAATGGAATGAATCTGTTGTTCCAGTTTGATCAAATTTAATAGCATAAAAAGGGTGTTTAGCTAAAACCACAGTACCAATACCTCCACCATATGATGATTCTATTTCTACTCTATCACCTTCGTTATATTGCAGATCAGCTTCAAATATGGTTTGAATTACTTCTTGGATTAATTGTTTAATTTGGTTAATTTTCATTATTAGAATCTTCTAAATTAATATAAACTTACTTTTTAGCTTTTTTTACTATTATGTCTAATTTTTAATAATCCTTTATATGAGGATGGGTTGTTCTCATTTTTTAGATTTTTTTCGGCCTTTAACATGGCTATTGCCTTTTTAATTTTTTGTTGTTGGTCCATAGGGAGTTTAGATAACCTATCTTCTTCTTTAGCTTTAGCAAACTCATCATCAGACATACCTTCTTCAACTGGGGTTTTATCTAATTCTTTTAATTCTTCTTTTCTTTTTCCAAAGGTATTATGTACCAATGTGTCAAGTTTCTTATGAAATTCTTCTTCTTCTTCAGCATTAGCACCTCCCTTTCCTTCTAAGTTCATCATAGCATCAATTTGGGCTATTTTTTCTTGACCATCTAAATAACCGTAAGCTGATTGTAAGTAATCATATGCTTTGATAATTTTAGCTTGCCACCAATGTGGAAAATCAACTTCACCACCTATATTATCATATTGGTCTAGTTGTTTATATAACATAGAAGCCATTTTAGCTATACGATATACATCTGATTTTAACATTTCTGGTTCATCATCTTGGTGACCTACATCTAGGTCTTCATTTTTAAAATCTACTCCTCTACCTTTTAGTATATCAGCTTTAGTTACTTTACCATCTCCTGTTAAATCAGGAAATTTATTTTCAGTTAATACTTCTTGAATTAACTTATAAATAGATTCTTTTATTTTACTTTTAGGAGTGTTATCAGCTATAAATTTTAATGCTGTTGCCATAAGATTTTTCTTTTGAAGATCAGTTATATCTAATACTGATATTTTAGTACCATCTAATTCTGTTTTAGGAGCGAAATCTTTAGGTACAAACTTCATAAATTTTTTCGCTAATTCAGGACTATTAAACGTTTTAACGAAGTTAATCTTCTCAATTGCACCCTGTGTGTTAGAGGTGGTTGTTGGTTGGTTATCCGCTTCTTTTTGAGATAGATTATATTGCAATTTAGCATTACCCATTATAGTTTTAAGCACTTTAGATAAGTAATCTTTAGTTTCAAATGGATTATTTTTTTGAGGAAAAATTATTTTATCCCCACTTACAATATAGTTTTTATCCTTAGTCATAACACCACTATATTTTTTTAAATTATCTGGTGTTTTTATTGGATAATAATTAGCCCCTCTTGAACCAAAAAAACTATTACTTTTTATATTTCTTAAATCTGTTGATTTTAAAGTAGAAATAAATTCAACAAATGAACCTTCATCATTTTCAATTTGCCATTCATTGTATTTATCTGCTAATTCAGTTTCTAATGTTTTCCAAGCTTCAGGTACTCTATTTTTAATATCAGTTGCTTTGGCAAATTTTTCTTCATCATTTAAAATGTCCCAAGTTTTCCAAGCAGTGTTAGCTTTTTGGGCAGGGATACTAGGTCCAAATATTTTTATAATAGTTTTTGGGTCTCTTAAATTATTAGCATAAATACCATAATTCTTAATATCACCTAAAGCAGATAGAGCCGATTGTAAATTGGATGGCTCCAATACTAAGTCATAATTAATTTTTTCTAACCCTTGTGGTTTTTCTTCTCCTTCTAACTCTTCTTTAATTAATTTATGAAGTAAGGATTTAAATTGGTTTATATTACTCCCCATCTTCTTTTTTTTCTTTTTTAGTTTTTTTAGGAGATTCTTTTTCTAATACTGCTTTTAATTTTTCAACAGCATTTTCAATTTTTTCTAATTGGGTAAATAGAGTATCATTAGTTTCAGTTAATTCACCTCTTCTTTGTGGATCATGAACTGCTCTAGTTGAATTATCTTCAATGGCTTTTTTCAAACCTTCAATTTTGGCTTCTAATTCAATTACTTTAGCTTTACCAACACCAACATTTTCTTTTAATTTGGCATCTCTAGCTTTTAAGGCTTTTTTACCAGCAGTTAAAGCTTGTGTACCCATAGTATAAGCACCAATATATTCTTCACCTATTAAAGATTTTAAAGATACTTCTTGAACAATACCTCCCTCAGACATATTTTTAGTTGGTTTTCTAATTAAATAGATATTACCATCTTTAGTTACTTTATCTTCAAAGTTTGATTCTTCTTCTTTTAGAATTGGGGTTTCTTGAATTTCTTCTTTTTCAGTATTTAATTCATTTAAATAATCTGTTATACTTTCTTTAATAAGATTTTTCAAGTTTAAATTAGCCATAATTAAGTTTTTATATAAATATTTACATCTCTGTTTCTCTTAAACGTTTTATATTATCTTTTACAGTTTTTATTAATTCAGGTGATATATTTCCACCTGTCCAACTTTCAATTGTTCCATCTTCAGTAACATATGTGCTAGTTGGGTTATTAATAAAATCTTCAAATATCTGTTCAGCATCATCTGCTGATGTGTTTTTGTTAGCGTTTAGTAAATTCTTTTCATAGTCTTGATATTTACCTTCAATTCTAAGTTTGGTTTCCATTTCTACTACACAGTTAGAACACATTCTATGTATATTGTACATTTTTTTATTTAGTGAATGATTTTTCATAGACTTACCACATTTGGGGCAAGTAAGTGGGAATTCAACCATTGCCTTTAACGCGTCGTGTTTGGTGACAGTTTGTTTAATACTGTTGTGTATAGTCCAGGTTTTACCATTTTCCTCCCATATATCACCTTCAGTATATTGTACTTTTTTATTACTATAACCGGCTTGAATTCTAGTATTATCTGCGGTATTACCTGTGATAATATTACGCATACGTTGTACATCACGTTCTGAGAATTGTTTGTTTAATTGTGTCATTTATAACCCTAATTGTTTTAATTCGTTTATTGTTTGGTCTGTTGTTCTATATACAATACCAATTCCTCCTTTAGACTTCCAATTCATAATAGTGTCCTCTCTATCATCAATTAAAATAGCATTTGATTCTGCAAAGTCTGGTTTATTTTTGGCTTGTCTGAATATAACTTTAGTACCAGGTATATGGTCTTTAATCCAAAGAGATTTACCCATCCTACTTGACTCTGCCCATGAAGGTGAAGTTAGAAGTGTTGGATTATAAGGTTTAATATAATCCCATAATTGTCTACCTTGAGGCATCCAAGGTATCCCTCTCCAAAATCTTACCCCAATTTGGTTATCAATAAGATCCCAAAACATTTTATTAACTTGCTTTTCACCATACTTTTTGGCTATTTCAGCTCTATAATCATCTGGTGATAAACCAGCAAAATGTTCAAATCTTGCTTCAAAATCAGCTAGAACCCCATCCATATCACAATAAATTTTGTAATTTAATTTTGGTTTTTCTTCTTCAAATAATTTATTTAGTGATATCATTTTTTTATTTTTTATTATCATGTCCACATTTATGGCAGATAAAAAGATCATCTCCTCCATCTTTTATATCCCAACTCCAACTACAGTTATTACATTCTATTTTATCACCAACTATTTTTTCATTTAAACTATCTTTTCTTTTTAAGACTATAAATCTCCCTTTACCTTGAGGTGAATTAAATGTAAGATTAGAATCTTTTCTAAAATATCCTGGAATCTTATTAAGGTTATTAGTTGTAAGACTATTATATACTGTGTGGTAGTTTTTATCTCCACTACCATCTAATGAAGATAGACCAATATATTCAGGTTTTTCTTTTTGTATAAAGTCTATTATAATTTTATACATAGTAGATAATATTTTTATATAATTTTCTTTCCCACCCTTTGGAGTTGAAGTTATCTCTCCTCTAGGGGTAAATTGAATATTATAAAATAATCCTAAATTTTTATAAGGGTTAGGTATATTTTTTATACTATATTCATAAGTTATATCACCTACTGTAAATGTACCTCCAGTTAAATCCCCATTTACATCAACAGTATTTTTTCTAGATAATGAAATTTCTTCTATATTTTCAATAAAATATTGTTGTGTAGTTTTAGGGTGGTTAAATTTATCAATATTTACAAAGAATTTAGGTTTTTTACCTTCAAATATTTCAGGCTTTTCACGTCCAAATTTTCTCATTATAACTCCAGCTCTAGCATTGGCTTCATTTTCAGTTTCAGAGCCATCTTCTCCATTTAATTCATCTCCATTTAATTTCTGGTAATGGTGAACTAATTCATGAGCTAAAGTTCTTAAAATATCAGCCATGTTTCTATTATATACTACCACCAATATTTTTTCTTCTGAAGGTATGTAACCTCCAAAACTTTTATGTTCTTGTGAGTAAGTAGGAGAATTTATAATATTAATTTGAGGTTCATGTATTTCTAACTCATTACAAGCATACTCAACAAATTTTTTCATTAGAGGTGCTTTTTGAGGAGTAAATGTTTCTAGTAATATGTTAGTTTTAAAGGGTATATTATATAATTCTGATATTTGTTTTCTATTATTATATTTTTTTAGGGTGTTATTTCTTTCAATTTTACTTTGAGAGAATATATCTCCATTTTTAAAATAATTTAAAGATTGGTTATATGATTCATTCATATTCTCCATTCTTTTTTTAATGCTAGGTTTAGCAGATTCTTCTATAGAATGTAGTACCACTTCATATTCATAGGAGTTTATCTTTTTAATATTAGGTAAATCCTTATCAAATAACTCATGTAGAGATTGTTTTTTAGATATTAGAATTAAAGGGGATTCAATATCATCTTTTAATTTAACTTCATATTTATTTTTATCTAGATAATTATTTATCATAGCTCTAAATAATCTATATCTAGTATATCCCGCAGGTTGTATTACTATATTATTATAATTGGGTAAAATTTCATTTTGGAATACAGTAAAAACAGTATTCATTATTTTGGGATTAAAATCCTTTAATTTAGAAAACCCTAATACTTCATTACCCCTCATTGGGTAAAATTTAAACTCAATATTATCAGAGGATAATTTTTTAAGTTTAACAACTATATCAACTTCATTTACATCATCATAAAAATCAAAAAACCCATTTTCACTTTTATAGTCATAAACATTATTTAAATCTATTTTATATTCAGGTAACATTCCCCAAGTTTCAATATCTTCTTTAATATAATTTTGAATGTAATCAGATTTTAACTCATATAGTACAGGACCAGGTTTAAATTCTTTCTGAGTATATATATCTAATACTTTTTTGGCATCAATACTAACAGGTAAGAATTTTTGAATATCTTCTAAATCTTTATTTCTAATAGCAGTTCTTAAATCAGTAGCATTTAAGTTTTCAAAAGTACCTGCATCTATTATTTTAACATTAGAATAAGTATTAGGATCTTTTTCTATGGCTCTATATCTGCTTTCTTCACCTTTACCATATAATACTAAAAAGTCTGTTGATTTATCTTTTATAATATCAAATACTTCACTTACAGGTGAAGATTTTCCTGATATTATTATTTGAGTGTTATTTGGTAAAATTTCTTCATATAGTCTCCAAACTTTCATTGAATCCTCAGGTGTGAACTCATCTTTAGGTACATTAGACATTATTACTATCACTTTATCAGCAATATTAGCAGCTTTAGCTACTACATCAAAATGTCCGGCATGTGGTGGTTTAAATTTACCTGGGTATAAAGCTATTATAGGAGTTGACTCTTCTAATAATTGTGATACTATTTCTTCACCTATATTCATTATATAAAATTTTGGATTTTAGATTTAGCTGAATCGATTGAATCGAATTCAGGTAACTTTTTAACCATAATTTCTATATCTTTATTTAAAGCTTCCTTTGATGCCACTGATTTAGCTATTTCTTCAGGAGTTTTAGGTTTACCTTTAGCTGTTGAATCTTGAAGATAAGGAGCTATTAATTCAGGTGAAAAACCTTTATTAGTATTTTCCGGATTGTTGTCTAATAAAATAAAATTATTTCCAAATGATTGTCTATAAATATCAATATTTTTATTTACATCTCTCCATGTACGTAAAATAATACCTGGCATTAAACTTCTATCTCGTTGAGCATTACGTTCAAGTGAAGCTAGAGGAGAGACATAAACCATTAACATTAATGTTTCATATCCTAAATCTTCTAATTGTTGTTTTTTCTTTAATACAGGATTTGAAGCAGCACCTGTTCCATCAATAACAATATCATTTTTATCTTCTATAGATTGCATTAATTTATCTTGGGTGGTTTTTCGGGCTTGTGCCTGCAATTTAGCTGCTTGAGATAATTGGTCAGGAGTAAAATCTTTTTGTTTTAAACCAATACCACTTGCTTTTAAAAGTTCCTCATAAGTGTCATCTGAATTAATAACTTTTAAAGAAGAAGGGATTAATTGTTTTGAAATGTAAGTTTTTCCACTACCAGCGGGGCCAGCTAAAAATATAGCTTTAGGTTTACCTTCAATTTCTTTTAAAAGGGTTAATAATTTAATCATGAGTATACTTTTAATATAAATATTTATACTTCCCTTTTAACTGTAGTTCTTAATGTTAATATATAAGGTTTAGGAGATGGATTCTCTAAATCAAATAAAGCTTTAACATTCATAAAAATTTCTAAGTTTTTTTGTTGGGATCTCACAGATTCTACAATTTCCCAATTTTTACCTTTTAAACGTTTACCGGTTTTATCTTCACCTCTGGATTTTGATTTTAACCATAATACCCCACGTCTATCTATATGTTTACCATAACATTCTTCATAGCATTGACTGTAAACAGCTGTTTGTAAATCATATACTGTTTGTAAATGGTTAGAAGTTTTTAAATCCAAAATCCATCTTTCACCATTTAATTCAATAACTAAATCACAAGTACCTGCTACCCTAAGTTTATCTGAAAATAAGTGAACTTCAGTTTCAATTAATTGTGGTTTATGAGTTTCCCAAAAATCAACAAAGTTTAAAAACATTGACCAAACATGAGGAGCATAAATTGGGTTACCATATTGATTTAAAAATGAACATTCTTTCCCATTTAAATAATCTTCACATAAATTATGAGTTTGGGTTCCTTCTTCTGATGCTTTTTTAACAATATATTCTGATGCGTATCCTACTTTTTTTAGCCAGTCTTCAAAATATTTACCTTTTGGGTAAGAACTTAAAACATGAGTAATTGAGGGATAGTAATCACCATTACGTTTATAAAACCTTGAGTCAGGTAAGGTAATTTGTTTATGATCATCTGATACTTGTAAAATTCTATCGTAAGATTTTTTCATTAGTTTACTTCTAATTTGAGTGAAAATAAATCTGAAAAAGTAAATTGTTTGGCTTGTTGTACTAAAGTAGTAAAATGGGCAAAACCCATGTCACTTGGATCTTTACCATCCAGTTTTATGACATATAATTCCTTTCCAGATTGGAGAAGATCTCCGGCAATTTTTAAGGTACTTTTTAAAGCATCACTATCTAATGCTAAATAAATATTTTTAACATTATTTGATAATAATTTTTTAGTTAGAGCTTTTGATAAAGTTTTACCATATAATGGTATGGCATTTCTTCTAATAGAAATAGCATCAAAAGCTCCTTCACATAATATAATGGGTAAATCCCAATTAATTAGATTTTCAAAACCTATTATTGAGTTTTTGTCAGCTGAAGGGGCATCATATTTTCTGGATGGGTTTCGTTCAAAAGAACGAGCTATAAAATAATTTAATTTACCTTCCACTGTATAGTTAGGTATAATAATTTTATTTGAATATTGACCAACTTCACAGTATCCTATTTGATATTTTAGTATATCCAATGATGTTATTCCTCTACGTTTAATATAAGCTAAAGCATGTCTTGCTGTAATATCATTTTTATTTAAATTAAATAAAGGTTTATATTCTTTAGGTAATTCAACTTTTTCTATATTTTCTACTCTGTCAGTTTTGTAAGTGGTACCTAATATTGAATTTAATTCACTGTATTTACTTCTATCAACTTTTAATATTTTAAATAAAGAAGATAAAGATTTACCTTTAATATCGCAAGCCCAACAATGGAATGGGTTTTCATTTTTAGTGGTTGGAATTAAATTAACTTCTAATTTAGGTTTTCTATGGTTACAAACAGGACATTGGAAGGCATAATTACCTTTTGAGGTAACATGCCCTTTTCCTAGTACTGATTGTACTAAACCTAATAGAATCCCATTTACCATAACCTTTTTTACTTTATTAATTTAACTTCAAATATTTTATTAAATTTTTCTTCCTCTAATTGTTTTTGAAAAATAAAAAAGTGTTTTGCTTCTTCTATATTTCTTGAAGGTATATTATTAATGGCTTCATTTGAATTTTTGGCAAAAAGACCATAACGTCTCATAGAAATTTATTTATGTTGATAATATATTAAATCATTTTGGGGGAGCCAAGTTTTTATTAAAGGAATGTTAAATAAAATCCTTTCTAAAATAACGCCCTTCTATATTGTCATTTATGTAATCATTTGAAGTTTCTAAAACTTCATTTAAAAAAAGATACTTGGTTTCATAATATGTAAGAAGTTTTTTTGTTGGAACAAATATAAGTATCTCTCTTGTAAACTCCAAATGTTTTTTGTCTTTTATTAATTGTTTTATTTCAGCATGAGAACCATAGTAATTTCTCCAGTCAGATTCTTTAATTACAGTTTTTTTCTTACTTGCTCTACCATCAGTAATTAAGGCTAATTCCTTTTTACCTAAAGCTTTTTTCTGAACTGACATTAATTGTTTTTTACCTAAATATTTTCTTCCTGTTGGAGTGTGTTTTACAACATAAATAAACCCAAAAGGGTTTCCAGGCATATCTGATAATTCTTTTATTTCTTTTCCTTTATATAACCACATAATTTTTATTTTTCAGTTGTATATTATAGTATAATATTAAATATCATATTTTACTACTAATGTTGTATCTGTAGTAGAAGATAAGGGTAAGGGTTTAGCTAATTTAGCTACCGCTAATAATTCATTTCTATTATTATATAAACCAACAGTTGTAATATAAGGAGCAAAATCTGAACCAGTAGCAAAGGGTTTTATTGAACCTGATGTATCTGAGGTTAGAGTGGGATTATGAGACATATTAAACTCATTTTCTCCTATCTTACAACGTATTTCATTTTCATAAATGAGGTACTCATTTTTGAATCCTAATACAGCATTTATATCTTGTGTTATTGCAGCCATCTTATTATAAATATTAAGGTCTATTAGTATTTTTTAAAAAATATATTTCATCATTTTCCAAAAATTCTTTAACGGGAAAGGTTACTTTTGTAACTAATTTAGGATTATTTTTAACTCTATTAATAAAGGATTCTTTTATTATTTCATTTTTAAAATTTCCTTTAACTAAATAATCACCACATAAAATATAATTTGGTTGATTACTTAAATTTATTTCTTTAAGTTCATCTCCTATTTGTTTTTTAATATACCCTATTTTTAAAAAATCATTATTAAAAATAAAAGGATAATCGGGGATGTAAATAATATCTTCAGGTTTGGTATTAACCCAAACTATATCTATTAATAAATTATATTTATTTAAAGCAATATCATACATATAATTCATGTAGTCTTCTAAAACTATATAAGAAGAGGGATTACCCATCATAATAATATCAACATCCCAAGTATCATTAAAATCCCATAATACTCCTCCTATAAGGTATAAGTCATAATCCTTCATTATATCTGAGGTTTTTTGGATTTCAGATAAAAATTCTTTTATTTTATTGTATGTAGGACGCTTCCAAGGTTGTTTAGTGATAATTTTTCCTCTTTGGTATAAGAAGTTTTTTTGGGGATTATAAGATTTGGTTAAAACTGACATTTAATTTAATTTTTTAAAAACCTCCTATTCCAGATTCTTCAGAATACCACGGATTTTCTTCATTAGGAATTGAGAGTGATGAAAAATCTAATTCTAATAATCCACTTCCATTCCATAAACTTCTATCTACTTCTATAGAGGCATCTGGAGTTCCCTCAGTATTAAAATATAATGTTGATGGGTAGTTATTAATAGATTGATATACAGGATTACCATTTGAATCAGGGGTTGGGTCTGATAGATTTGTACTGACATATCCATTAAAAGTAGAGGATGAACCTGATACAAATATTGGGAATGAATTTGATTCAGGTTGTAAAGTTCTAAATGTAAAATTTAATGGATTTAAATCATTTATAGTAAGATCAATATTATTTGTATTAAATAATGAATATTCAGTACTATTTAGAGTATAAAATAAAGTACTACCCATATTATTTTTTAACCTCACTGTAAATGGAGAAGTTGATGGTGGTGGAGCTAATCTACATGAAGCTGATATAATATTACTATAACTTGAAGTTCCACTTATACTACAACTATTGAATACTCTAAAATATACAGGAGAAGATAGGGGAGGTAATAATTCCAAATTGGAAATATCAATTGGGTTTGTATAACCTACAGAATTTGTCACAAATACTGATCCAGTATTAGATGAAAAATCCGTGATTGTACTATATTCAATAGTGGAATAATCAGCTGAGGTTGAACCTGAATCAAATAAAAAAGAATATTGATAAGTTTGAGTTTCACAGCTGGCTGGAGTAACACTTAAAGCTATAGGAGGTAAACAATCACCTAAAGGGCAACTAATTGGATCATAATAATATCTTTCAAATAAAGAATTACATACTACAATATCATCTATAGTTCCTGATATAAAGGATTGGTAAAAAGTAATTGTGGGTCCTAGTAAGGTACTACCACTGGAATAACTAGAAGTTACAATTGATCCTGAGTAAGGACCAGTTGTAAATCTTTGGTCTATTCCTGAACTTGATATATATCCTGTATTAGCCATAAATTTAAATTATTGTATTTCACATTGGGAACCACTATAAATATAGGTTCTACCATAAACTTCTTGGGTTTGTATATTTGAAAAACATGAACCTTCATCTATAATATAAGTATTGAATACAACCCCATTTAAATTAGGTATAGACACTGTATTATTAGTTGATGAAAAGGTTTGACCAGTTGATGAATTTTGAGCAAAATGGGTATAACCACCTAAACCTCCAGTAGTATTAAATATAATTTGATTTGAACATGAATCAATATATGAAGCCGTAGTTGTAAAACTAAGTGGAGTTGAACCTGTTATAACAAAAGTATTAGAATAATTTTGACATCCATAAACATCATTAGTAAATAGAGAGGCTGTCCAACTTCCTGTAGCTAAATTTGAAAATACTAAAGCACTTGAAGTTACAGGAATGTTATTAAGTATGTAACTACCTGTTGGATCAATAAAATCTATAATTAAATTATCAATAATATTACTTAAATTTAGATTTATTTGACCAGTTGAATCACCATAACAATTAACATGACTCATAGTTACACTAGCAGTTAATGGAGGATAAACATCTAAATTAAAAATTGAACTAGTTACACAACCAAATGAATCAAAATAATTTATTTCATGGGGACCTGCACTAAGAAATTTTAATTGAGTTG